ACAGTACTCCATCTGACAAGTATTTTACTTGTTGCAAATTTTGGTGTAATTGTTGCTGTTACTGGTGTGTTTGTATAACTCGTTGAAGTTGATGCTAATCTCGCACCATTGGCTGGGCCATTTACTGTTTGCAAAACACAACCAGCAGGCAACTTAACATTTGCCGCTGTGGTCTGTCCTTGAATAGTGTCTACTGATAACGTACTCATATGATTGCTAACCTTCCAGTGGATGTGATGGTAAGAGTTGTACCATTACCAATCGTCAATGGGCCTGTAACAGAGGCGTTGTTGTTAGCAGCAATTGTTACATTACCAGTAGTTGCGTTTGTGTTAACACGAAATAAATTTGTTCTACCATTTGAATTGCCGTTGACAGAACCATCGTTTGCGATATAGTATCCAGCACCCAATGAAATTCCAGAATCTAGTTTTGCAGCAGTAACCGCACCGTTTGTAATCTCGGCGGTTGTAATAGCATTATTTGCGAGGTCTTCTGCAACGATAACATCTGCACCAATCTTTGCAGAATTAACTGCGTTATCGGCAAGGTCAGCGGTTGCAATTGTACCGTCTTCAATTCCTGTAGATGTAACTCTTGATAATGGCATCGTGTTTTCCTCTTTTATTCTATTTAGTCTGCATCTGCGATTGTGTTACCTTCTGCAATCCATTCTTGAAGTAGAACATAATGTCGATTACCCTCTTCAATAGGTATCCAATGTTTTGTTCCATCAATAACTACTTCTACACAAAGATGATTGTCGTTATCATCGTCAATATATTTTGCTGTTTCTATAATCATAGTTCTGCATCCATATGAATTTTGTCTTGGTCAAACTGGTCTGTGTGTCGAATTTCATAAGCATTACCGGCTGCACCGGCAAGAGTCACTCTCCAACTAACTCTATTAGCAGAAATACCTTGTCTTGTAAGAGTAGAAACAGTACTGCCAGCAAAGGATGCACCAGTAAATCCAGTATGAGTTGTTGTTGGTGTTGCTCTCATTGGAACTTTAATAGGATTCTGCCACCATTTATAAGCAGCACCATTACCCTCTACATAAATCCATTCTTGAGCACACGCCTGATATTCTTGATAATAGCGTTTACAAAGTTGAAGTTCTTCTGCAAAAGAGCGGTGTTCAAAATCTGTAGCTCTATCGCCAACTTCAAGTTGAACTCCAGTAACATAAAAGGTATTAGATGTACTATCCATATTATTTACAGCAGCAGAAGTTGTAAAGTCAGAATCAGTTCTCCAACTGTCTTTTGTACCATGATAAGCTGAACCATATTTTAGTATCCAACCAGCTTGAATATATGTTGAAGCATCATTTATCATAGTGGATGCAGTCAAGCCTGGAATGGTTATAGTTTTGTGTTCCCATGTATTAGATGCGTTAATCGTAAATTCTTTAATGTGGTTGTAGTCTGTTCCAGTTCCTTGTTTAGAGAAAAATACAGCTTGAGTTCCAGTTTTTGTTGCACGAACCCAAAAAGAGAAAGTTAAAGATTTTGCACTTGATGTTCCATATTGAAGATGTTGTAAACTATTTGATTCTATTCTTGTTAGAAAAGAATAAACGTCACCAGCAGCAATTGAGGTGTCTGCTGTTGTGACTGCAATTTTTAATGCTTTATCATGTCCAGTATCCGCTTGATGACCACTATCTTGTGTTATTGTATATGCACCACCACCACTTGCAAAAGTTTTCCATCTGTCTGGGCCAGCGTATCCACTATGAGGTGCTTGAGTTACAGCTGTACCATTTCTCTGCGCTACTTTCATATCGCCGTTGATAATAAGATTTCTACGACCAAGGTTGTTTTGTTGACCTCTGTTGTTTACTTTAATTAAAGTCATGATGTCCACTCCTCTGTTGGCGCATTAGGCCAAGTAGGACTAGATGGATTTGTTCTGCGTATAGTACGAATGCTTTCACGATATGTTTTAAATGACGCTACACAATCACTTGTCAATCCACTGTCAGTCAATTGTGTCCAATCACTTGCTTGCAAGATAGCATCGGCCGTTCCAATAACATTCACAGTTGTTTCTGGGGCGTTTATCATAGTTATATTTTTATAATTTGCCATTATCCTATCCTAAATCCATTAAATGAAGAATATGAGCCTGCATACAAAGTGGCGTTTCCACTGTTATAAATTCTCATGGTATCACCAGCGGCCAGATTAACACACATTGTTCCATCTACATAATCATAGTCACCTCGACCATAATAGTGTGAAATATTCAGACCACCTACGAGGGAATTATTTTTGCGAAATTCTATTGTCTTATAATTGGTATCAGTATCGCTGCTTGAGTTTTTATCATATAACAATCGACTATAAAAATAGTAAGTTCCACCTTTTCCTGCTGGAACTGTAAATATACCATCTGTATTATTGTATCCAGAACCTTCATTGGTGTCAACAGTTTGGAATATGACATAATTTCCGTTTGCAAGTGTGCCTACGCTGCTATCAATATATCGTGCATGAAACGCTACAACACCAGTGGTTACGTTTGTTAAAGCCGAACCATCTAGCGCTGGTAACGCACCAGTAAGTTTTGATGCAGCCATACCAGCAATCTTTGCATCTGTCACTGCATTTGGAGCAATCTTTGCAGTTACAACCGAACCATCAGTTGGTGTTCCAACACTAAGAACGTCACCCAATGCAATAATAAAGTCGATTGAATCTGAAGAACTTAATGCACTTGAGAACGTAATCTGTGAACCAGAAATTGTAAATGAAGAACCAGGCTTCTGAATAACACCATTGAGTGAAACCAATAATTGATTTGCAGTGGCAGGAGAAAACGCACCACCGTTCAACTGCAAGTTATATGTTGCAGTAGTAGAGGCAGTAATCGCATCAAGTACATGATATGCACCTGTTAATGGTTCTTGTCCTATGAATGGCATTATCTAATTTCCTTTATCATATTTAGTCTGCGTCTGCAATTGTTAATGTGCCTTCTGCTACTTGACGCATGATTTCGTCATAGTGAATATTACCCTCACAAATGGGCACTGACATTGTAATACCATCAGTTACGATTGTGATACTTTCCCTAACACCATTTATTTCAAAATATCTGGCCGATTCAATATTCATTTCATTCATGTTTATAACTCCGCAGTTGCTTCAAAGTGTACTGTGTTGCCCGAATGCAAGCCTGCACTTCCCATTGTGAAACCAGCATTTCTTGTTCCCACATCAAAACTAGAAGATGTTTCGTCAGAACCAGACCCAGCCAGATTTCTACATTTACCAGATGCACCAGTTGTGGGCGAATACAATGTTATAGTTGGAGCGGCTCTCATCTCTTGAGGAAAAACCAAATTACATACAAATGTGCCATCTCCTCTTATACCTTTTACAGCACCGGCGCCAGTAGCTGTGCCTGGGTTAGTTCCTTGACTATTAGACTTACAATAATACCTTTGACAAAGCGAAAGCTCTTCACCGAATGAGCGGTGCTCGAAATCTGTGGCCGTATCGCCTACCTCAAGCTGAATGCCTGTCATGAAGAAAGTTGCACCATCTGTTTGAGGCCACTGTGTTTGAGAAGATGTTGATAATGCAGAAGGACTAGCAGCAGATAACCACGAATTAGTAGTACCAGTATGATAATTTGTACCAGCACCTAAAACAATTCCAAAAACTAACTCTGCACTATTGTCATTATCAAGTGCAGTTGCAGTATCACCATTAAAGGTTAATACTTTCTTTTCCCATGTGTTAGCAGAACTTATAGTAAAAGTCTGAACATTCTTCTTTCCATTACTTGTACCGTCACCTAGAAAACAACCATAAGTTCCAGTGACACTTGATTTGACATGAAATGATGCAGTTAGTTTTTTTGCACTTGAACTTCCATAATTAAGATGTTGTACATTTTGTCCTTCAATATATTGTTCAATATATGCAGAGTTACCAGAATTTTGTGTTTCTACACCACTTTTAGTTAGTTTATAGGAAAAACCAAAACCATTTGGTGTATCAGTAGATTGTTCAGCATTATAGTTTCCTAATCCACCACTATTCTGAGAACTTCTCCATCTATCAGCAGTATCATATCCACCGCCTGGATTAGTTGCTGAGGTGGCTCTTTGGAAAATTTGGAACTCACCATTAATCAATAGATTCCTACGACCAAGATTTGGTGTAACCTGTCCGTCAATTCCTTGTATTTTACTTAATGGCATTATGGTTTCTCCGGCCACACAACATCATCCAATGATGTGTATGTATCTGTAATATCTCTAAGTGCCTGTCTGTATGTTTTCCAATCAGCGAAGTTGGATACCGAACCACCTTCTTCTCTTTCTTTGATGACAATCCAATCTGTTTCTGCAAGTTTACCATCCCTTTGTACCCTAAGAAGTTTTAAAGGTTCATCAGCAACTAAAGCATCATATTTTGTTTTTACTTGTGACCATGTTACACCCCAATCTTTAGGGTCAGATGAAAATGTACCATTACCATCTTTATCAGTAGCAGTAATTTTTTTAAAATTATTATTAAAATCAGACTCGTTAGTTACTGCGCCCATAATCGCATATTCGGTTATACCTAATTCTGTTAATGCTTCATTTAATTTAGTTAAATCCATAATAACTCCTATTGTGCAATCTCATAAATCACCATACATTGTGGGCCATTTGAACTACTATTCCAACCAATTTGAGTGGCCTGATTTACGGCGTTGTAACTTTCATCATTACGATAATTTAATCTATACTCTCTTGCATTCGTATTAGAAGCAGATGTTGTAGCATTAAAACAAAAATACTGCATACATTGAGAAGTGGAACTGGCATTGTGAAAATTAATTCCTCTGTATTCCATAATCAATGAGTTATTCGTATTATCACGCAACTCCATTTGTACACCACTTTGACCATTTTGCATACCATTTTTAAATGTTTGACCAGATAATTGAAAAAATAATATACTATTTGCAGCCTTTGGTGTTATTGAAGTGTTTATATCAGCGATATTAAGGTAAGTAGAAGATGAGTTATTTGAATAAAGTGTTGTTCCAACATTTCTTACTACTTGAATAATAGTACCAGCAGGAAAAGAACCAATAGGAAGGTCACCAGTTGTGAGTTTACTTGCATCAACACCAGAAGCAATCTTTGCATCTGTAATTGTACCACTTCCAATATTTGCGAGTGCAGCCCCAGAAGAAAGTTTTGCAGAACTAATAGTTCCATCGGCAGGCACAACCGAACTCTCAACTGTTCCAGCAATATGCAGAACATAGAAGTTCAATCCACTTGCAGGCGCTTCTGACATGGTAAGTGTTGTACCAGAAACCGTATAGGCATCAGTCGGTTCTTGTCTTACGTTACCCAAGAAGACCGCAATATCATTTGCGTTTGCAACTTGTTTTGATAACGTGAATGCTGTTGTAGAACCGTTTGGTGTTAAATCATCTTTGACGATTGATGCGAAACCAGCGGTTGGTGATTTACCTAAAAAGGGCATCAATTATCTCCTATGTGATTTGCATTACACCCAGAACGGCGTCAATCGCTGACCCTGTTCCAGCTTTAACTTTGAGGATATCTCCTGTTTCCAAAATATATTTCTGCCCAGCGAATACCTCAAGTGTGGTGTTTGCTGGAATAGAGACATTTTCCAAAAGTTGTCTGGTTGCATTTGAGTCTGAACTGTCTGTAAACTGACACTGTACTGTCACTGCATTTGTAGTTTTATTTGCAAGAGACAAACCTAAAACAACCGTAGTTGTTGCAGAAGGTGTTGTGTACAATGTAGAATACGAACCGTTAGCGACATTTGCGACTGAAGCGTTTTTAAATGTGTTTGCCATATTCCTATCCTAAAGCGATTGCTAATGCAGTTGCATCATCTGCTGGGTCAAAACTCAATTTAGTAAGAGAGATTGCTCCATCTGCAACAGTATTTAGTGTGTTCTGTTGTGATAATTGAACTACTTGAATGTTATTTGTTCCACTAGGTGGAGCAGAGGTAAACGTCAGAGTAGTACCATTAACTGTGTACGCATAACTAGAACCGTATCTCTGATAAACATTATCAACAAACACCATGAAGTTTGCAGCGTTTGCTGCTGCGGGCGTTTGTGTTAATGTAAATGCGGTTGTTGAACCATTACCATTGAACTCATCAATGTGTGGTGATGCTGTTGCGAGAACAGCAGACAATAACTGTCTACCCAAGTATGTAATAAAGATTCTTGCACCATTTGAGGGTGCGTCTGCAAAGTTAATTTTTGGTTCACCAGTTGAAAGTGAAATGGAATAAGCATATTCTGGTTCTTGAACAATACCATCAAGAGACACCAACAACTGACCAGCCTGACCAACAGGATAGTCTAAGTCAAATGTAGACGCAGTGCCGTCACCAGTGATTAACTGTTTTTCAAATGCACCGTATGATGGGTCTAATCCAATATATGATTCTGACATTTATTTCTTTCCTATAATATTATTTATTACTACTCTGGTAAGTCATCAGCTGCTGATGGTGTATTACTTTGTAACCATTCTGCAACTTCTGGGTTTGCATCGGCATCTTCAGCAAAAGTTTTAGCATAACAAACAAGCGTACCATCATTCATTGTAAATACAATTTTATTATTACTCCAAATTTCTGTTAAATTGTCTGGATTTCTTATATGACTATATTTTGCTGATGTAATATTTTTTATTTCCATTATATTTTTCCTTACAATTCTGCATCAAAAGTTACACTATCTACATACAATGCACCAACTGTACCATTATATGATGAACCAGTTGAAGCACCATTATGACTAAATGAAACTTGTAATGCTTGGTCATTTGAAGATGATGAATGTCCAATAGTACCGTTTAATGTTCCAGTACTATCATTTACACCAGTTCTACTATACATAACACCACTACTACCAATAGTTCCAACAATATTGGTTGCATCATTTCCAATTCTTCTCATGCCAGGATATAATGTTATTGCCGCTGTAGAATATCCTTCACGATATCCTTGCATAATTCTTCCAATTGCCCTATAATATCTAGAACAAAGTACAAGTTCATCATAGAATGGACGGTGTTCAAATGGTGTAGCTGTAGAAGTTCCATCACTCTTATC